CTTACGAAAAAAATTCCAATTCGGAGGAAATCGGTAGAGAGCTCCCCCGCCGGTCCCCACCCTGTTCCTCTAGGGCTCGGACCACCCCCCCTCGGTGAGTCAGTGCTGACTGATCTCAGGCGGGCACGGTCTCCCGTGGGCGTGAGCGGGCAGGCGCCGTCAGGGCGCGGGAGACCGGCCAACGGGCCTCAAGACGCGCGTGGAGCGTCTTGGCGTTGATGCCGGTCGCCTCGGCCCATTCGCGCACTGAGAGGGACTTGCCCTCAAAGGTGATGCGCTTGGCTTCCCGGTGCGCATGGGGCTGCCCGAAGGCGCCTACGACTGCGGGCTTGGTGAGAGCGAGCTCAAGCGGCCATCCGGTGTTGAGGCGTCCGCGAAGCGTGGGAGCGCAGATGCCGGTGCGCTTCGACCATTCGGGAATGGTCAGGCGCTCGCCCTGGAACTCGTAGCGCTGCACTTCGCTCTTGGGCTTGGTCTTCCTCGGCCTCACCCGGAGGCCAGCGGCGACACGCGCATCCGCCTCGGCGATGAGGGCGACCGCTTCCTTGCGGACCTGATCGGGTTCGAAGTCCGCGAGCTCGCACACCTCGTTGAAGTCGGCGCTCGGCTTCGTCAGCCATGCACGGGCCGTCTCGCGATCCCGACGCACCTCGCGTGCATAGTCGCTATCGCCCTGCCCGAACCGCGTCGCGTCTTCCATTGCCTGCCGGATCACTGCGCGCCAGAGATTGCGCCGGCTGTTCGGAGTGTCGGCCATCAGAGTGCGAAGCTCTGCCGGAAGGTCGCGGTGAACCGGCACAGGCCGGCGGCCTCGTCGTCGCGGTTCCACTCCTTGCACGTCACCTTGACCGGGGCCGAGGTGTGGGCGTGCTGGTAGAGGAACGGCATGGTGCCGCGCTTGGAGCGGAGGAAGGCGTCGATGGCGTCGGCCTGCCCCTGAGTGAGCACATCCCACTTGAGGGTGAACACGTCGCGGATGTGGTTCATGCCGTCCGCGCCGGCCTGCGAATAGCCGTCGCCGAACTCCGCTTCGAGGAGCTTGAGCTCGGGCCTGCGAGACGTGCCGGGTGACGGGGCGACGGGCGGATAGAAGGTGTCGAGGCTCACGGCCGCTTCTCCTCGGCCTGTAGGGGGCCGTTGTGACAGGGGGCGCACGCGGGCGCCCAAAGGCGCCTGTTCCAGAACAGGGCCTTGTCGCCGCGGTGCGGGATGGTGTGGTGGACGACGGTCGCCGGGGCACCGCACGCGCAGGTCGGGTGCTTCGCCAGGAAGCCGGCGCGGGCCTTCTGCCAAGCAACGGAATAGCCACGCTCACGGGCGCTCGGGCGGTTCGCCTCGGCGCGGGCACGGCGAGCGGCCTCGGCCTTCACCTGGCAGGCGCACTGAGTGCCACCGGGAACACGATGGCCGCACGGGCAGATGCGAGCGGGACGGACGGGCATCACGCGGGCCTCGCGACCTTCGTGGTTCCCATGGCGCGGATGCCCGAGGCGAACCGCTCGTCGGCCGTGGCCGCACGGTCCCGGTCGTTGGGCTTCTCCTCGCCGCCGCCGAAGACGGCGTGCAAGAGCTCGACGCGGCCCTCGTATGCCTGCTTGATCTCGCGGGGCGAGGCCGCCCAGGTCTCGGCCGGCGTCCAGCCGAGCCAACCCGTCGCGAGGCGGAAGAGCTTGGTGTGAACCTCGGCGAAGGTCGTGCGCGCGTCGGCGTCGTGATCGCCGTCGCCCTTCTCCTCGGCGTCGAGATCGGCGCCCATGAGGTTAAGCACCAACACCTCGAACGCCGGCACCAACGGGCGCACGCGCCAGGCGAGGCCGGGCGTGAGGAGGAGCGCCGGGACATTCGTCGGGGCGGTCGCACACTCCTGGATCAAGTCGGCGATCACGGTGACGCTGCACTCGTCGAGGGCGCGCAGGACGGCCGGGAAGCCGCCGTGCTGCCGCTCGATGCGCGTCGCCGCCCGGAGCGACGGGCGCATGTGGATGCGTCTCGTCGTCCAAGGTGATCGTGATCTCCTCGTCGGCGAGGAACATGGCTTAGGCCGCGGCGACTTCGAGGATTTCGGAAGTGATGCCGACGGTGAACTTCTGCTTGTTCACGTCGTTGCTGCCGAAACTGTTCTTGCCGGCCATGACGTTGCCGCGGAAATAGAAGTCCGTGCCGTCCGCGAGCTCGACGTGAAAGTTGAAGACGCCATCCGAAGACTTGGCCGCGGCACGAAGCGCGATCTGGCCGGGGTCGTTCGGGTTGCGGGCGACTTCCACGTCCCAGTTGCCGGCGTCCGCCGAGCCCTTGAGCTTGTGCGTGCGGCCGTCCTCGATGGTGTTGAACTTGATCTCCTCGAACTCGTCGCCGAACTCGCCGATGTCCGTGAGGCCGGCGATGGGCGTGTAAGTGTCGGCCTCGTAGTCCGCGAGCGCAGCGGCCGGCTTGGTCGTGCCGATGCGGACCTTGGTCTTGATGGTGGAAGAGTAACCCACTTGCTTGATCTCCTATGGTCAGATGATTGCTGATGCAGGTCGCGACGATGGGCGCCGCGACCTTTGAGGTGCGGCGACTTACGAGGTCGCCATCTTGAGCTTGCGGAGGGCGGCCGGCTGCACCACGGCGGCGCCAGTGCGGCGGAAGGCGTGGAACCGGGTCTGGTCCTGCGTCATCAGCAGGAACGGGTTCGCCTTCACTTCCATGGCCTTGCGGTCATAGATGCGATAGGCGGCCTTGAAGGCGCCGAGCGCGATGGGGAAGGCGTTGGCGCCCACGTCGGCCATATCGACGGCCTCGACGACAGGGCGGCCGAGGATCGTCTCGGGCTGGCCGGCGACAAGGCCCGGCTGCCACAGGTAGTTGCCCTGCGAGTCCTTCAGCTTGCGGATGACGGCCAGGGTGTTGCCGTTCATCACCCACGTCGCGGCCGAGCGGTAAGCCGGCGCCAGGCTGTAGAGCATGGCGATAAGCTGGTCCGTCGAGAGGTTCGAGGCGTGGCCGTTGAGCGTGACCGGGACGCCGGCCGCGGTCATGAAGCCCTCGGGCTCCAACACGCCGTCGCCGGAGACGAACGCCTTGCCCTCCTTCACGCCGAAATCCTCGGCCAGGGCGAGCCGCACCTCGGCCTCGATATCGACGACGGCATCGTCGATGAGCTGGTTGTTGATGTCGGTGTGCGTGGCGAGGTTCTTCACCTCGATCTCGCCCTGGTCGAAGGCCGGCTCGCTGCCGGTCGTGGGCTGAGCCTCGCCCTGCCAGCGGGCGTTCGTGATGGCCGTGCGCTTCGGGTAGAGCACGGTGTGCGAGGAGGTGTTGCGCACGTCCGCAATGCCGCGGATCGGCGAGAACAGGGTCAGGTCGCGCACGAAGTCGAGCGTGAACTGATCGGGCGCCAGGTAGCCGCCGGCCGTCTGCACGCCGACGCTGAGCGCCTTCTTCTCCTCGGCGCCGAGACCGTTGGGGCCGGCGCGCAGGTAGCCGGTGAACGCCTTGCGCTCGATGTCGCCGGCCGGGGCGTCGTCGGCCTTCGGGGCGGACAGGCCGGGGCGGTTGAGGCGTGCCTCAAGGCGGTCGAGCCGGTCGGCGCTCTTGGTCTCGATGGCGTCGAAGCGGGCGTTGAGCTTGGTCTCGATCTCGCCGAGAGCCTTTGCGACGGCCTCGGCCGCGTCGGTCTCGCCCTCGGCGTCCTTCAACTCGATGGGGGCGCCTTCGAGCGCCGCAACGTGCATGGTCACTTTGTTTGTCTCCGGGTTTGTCTTCAGAGCTTCGAAGCGAAGCGGTTGAGGGCGGCTGCGATGGCGACGGCCGCCGCGCCGTTCTTCGCCGTGCGGATGCGCGCACGGGGATGGGCGGGGACGCTGACGAGGGACACCTCGGCCAGGGTCAGGGAGCGGATGGTGCGGCCCGTGCGGTGATCGGGGCGGGGCGCCCACTGCCGCTTGTCGAAGCCGATGCTGATCCCGCCGAGCGCGCCGGCCTGGATCATCGTGCGAACCTCGTCGGCGCGGGTCTGGCCGAGGAACATGCGGCCCCGGACTTCCAGGCCCTCGGGCGTCTCGGCGAAGTGCTCCCACACTCCGACCACCTGCGCCGGGTCGTGCGCGAACAACATCGGCAAGCTGGCCGGGAGCGGGCTGAAGGCGCCCTTGGTGATGATGTCGCCGTAGCGGTCGGCCGAGGCGAAGGACCACGCAAGGGCGGTGATCTCGCCCTCGTCGGTCGCGCTGATGGCGGCCTTGCGTTCGAGGAAGTCGAGGCTCACTGCCGGGCTTCCTTACGGGCGAGCTCGTCGAAGGCGTTGCGCAGGCCGGCGAGCTTGAAGCGGTCCTTACAGCCGATCCGGGCGAGGTAGCGGGCGTGCGCCTCAAGGTGCGCGCGCTCGTCGGCAAGCTGACGCTGCGCGAGCGCGCGGTTGAACTCCTCCTCGCGGGTCACTGTTCGGTCTCCTCGTTCACGATATGTTCGGGGGTAGGCTTCACGCCGAACCACAGGGCGGCGAGGGTGCCGATGGCGATGGTCTGCACCTCGGCGAGCGGCATCAGCGGGAGGTAGGTCTCGACGAGGTGAGCCGCGGGCTTCGGGTGGACGCCGCCGCCGATGAGGCCGAGCCGGAGAACGGCCTCAAGGTCGGCGTGGAAGAAAGTGCGGGTCTCGATCACGCGGCCGACGAGGGCGCCGATGCCGACGCCGGTCAGGTTCTCAAGCTCGCGGATGAGCTCGGGCTTCGCCAGGTCGAAGGTGTGATCGTGGTCGCCGAAGAACGCGACGTGCGCGGTCCTGCTCATGCGGCCTGCTCCGCGGGCTTGCCGGCGTTCGCCGTGGTGTAGGGGCTCCCGAGCTCGTTGCCGTTGGCGTGGTCGGGCAGGTTGAGGGTGCGACGCTCCTCGTTGGCCGTGGTCACGCCGGCCGCCCGGCGCTTCGCCATGGCCTCGGACTTCGCGGCCAGGTCGGCGCGGTCGAGGGCGTCGAGATCGAACAGGATGGCGTGCGTCGCGAGCTCGCCCTCGTCGAGGAGAGCGCGGGCGTAGGCGTCCTCCCACGCGGCGACCCACGGGAGGATCGTCTCGTCACGGAAGCTCTGCGCCAGGCCCTCGACGTTGGAATAGGTGGCGTTCTCGGTGTCGCCGAGCATGGTCGAGGGGAGGCCGAAGACGTTGGCGACTTCGCGGACCTGGTGCCGGCGCTGCGCCATGAACTCGGCGTCAACCGACGTGAGGGTGACGCTCTTATACTCGGCGCCCTCCTCCAACACGGCAGTGCCGCCCGTGCCCTCGCCTCCAAACGCGGCCTGCCATGACTTCTTCATGCGGGCCGCAACGGTGTCGCCGAGGGACTTGGCGAACATGAGAACGCCACCGGGCCGGGCGCCATTGGCGAACAGGCGCGCGGCGTGCGCTTCGAGGGTAAGGGCGAGGCCGATGGCTTCGCGGCCGAGGCTGACCGGGGAGGCGCCGCGCACGCCGTCGAGCGTCGGGGCCGGGACGTGGAGCACGTCGCGCCAGGTGAGCACCTGGGACACGCCGTCGATGGTGGCGCGGTAGAACGGCTCGCGGGTGATCTCGTCGAGCTCGACGCTCACGGTGCCGGGCGGCAGGTGGATGAGCTCGCGGGGCTTGCCGGCGACGCGGACGACGTAGGCGAAGCCGTCGCCATGCAAGAGGGCGTCGCGCGTCAGGGTCTCGCGGAACTTCCGGGCCGAGGTCCAGCCGTTCGCCGCGCGATACACGAGGCCGAAGGCCGGGTGATCCGGGTCGAGCTTGCGGGCCTCGTCGGTCGAGAGGGTGAACACACGCACCGGGAGGGTGCCGAGGGTCGAGCCGATGAGATCGACGGCGCGCTTGACCGCGGGGACGCGCATGGCCTCGCGGGCGCCGACACGCATCCCGGCCGACGTGGCGCGGCCGACAGTCAGGTCGAGGAACCAATCCTCGGGCGCCGAGGTGCCGGAGGGGGCCGGAGCGGCCTTGGTCTCTACGGGTGCCGGAGCACGCCGAAGAACTCGCGAAACAAGAGAAGGCATGTCGCTCAAACGAACATTATAGCTAAGTCGATCTCAGCTTTGTTCGAATAGTTTAGCGACTGAATTTCGATAACGCCAACTTAGCTATATATTTTTTATGCTCAATTTCACGATTTTATAGATGACCTATCGCCAAGCTTGCGACTCGGGTTAGATGACGCTCACGGGCGCAAGGAAGCGTAAGTAAAAATCTGCGAGCGTAGGCGACCGAACGCAGGGGTTAGAGCATGTCAACGGTCGTGGGTTTCGTCTCGCAAAAGGGCGGGGTCGGGAAATCGACCCTGGCGCGCGCTCTCGCCCGTGAAGCCGCGGCCGGGGGCCTTGCTGTGAAGATCGCGGACCTTGACCACGAACAGGGCACCTCGACGAACTGGGCGCGGCGCCGGATGGCCGCCGGCCTCGAACCCGTCGTCCCCGTCGAGCCCTTCAGGACGGCCGCGGACGCCTTCAAAGCCGCGGAGCATGTTGACCTGATGATCGTGGACGGGCCGGCGCGCGCCTCGGCCGGGACGCTAGAAATCGCCAAGGGGTCGGCGTTGGTCGTCCAGCCGTCGAGCACATCCGTGGATGATCTCGAACCGGCCGTGCTGGTCTTTCACAGCTTGGTCCGTGCCGGCATTCCACGGGCGAAGCTGGCCGTGGCGCTGGTGCGCGTCGGGACGGAGGCCGAGGAGGGGTTCGCCCGCTCCTACATGGCCGAGGCCGGCTACGACGTGCTGCCGGGCGCCTTGCTTGAGCGGCCCGCGTATCGCCAAGCGCAGAACGACGGGCAGGCCGTGACCGAAGTCCGGTTCAAGGGACTGAGCGAGCGGGCGGATGCGCTCGTCCAGGCCATCATTGACCGGGCTGGGCTGTAAGTAGAAATCAACGGCGACTGACGGGCGAAAGACAATGGCGACGTTCAAGAGCAAGGCCGCGGCCCCGAAGCCGCCCGCGCCCGAGGAGGCGCCTGAACTGGCCGAGCGGGTCGAGACGATCACGACACCTGCGCCGGCCGAGGGGTCTATGAAGCGCGGGAAGGGTAGGCCGCCCGGCGAGCCGCGCGAGGTCTTCGGGACACGTCTCAAGGCCGAGACGATAGCCGAGGTGGAAGCGCTCAAGGCGGGCCTGCGTCTCAAGATGCAGGGCGAGGCCATCGAGCGGGCCGTGGCCTTCTACAAGGCGCACATCATCGAGAAGACGCGCCGAGAGCTACGGCTTGCGCCCGAAGTCGGCGACGACGTTGCGCTCTCAAAGGCGTTCAAGGCCGACGACTAAGCCGTTTTGTGTATAACTACAGCCAGTTATCCACAGAGAGGCTGCCAAAATGCGTTTTTTGCATAGCAGGCATCTCTCAGATGCATAGCTGGTTGATCAAAAACAAAAATGCGTCGATGATGCTGCGCAGAGCCTTAGTGACCGTCCCGAGGTGGCAGCCCCGGAACGGTCTTAGCTAAGTGCTTGGTTTTACACGAAGAACCCGAGTGAGATGGACAAATCAAACGTCCATCCGCTTGGGTTTTTTGTTATGACGACCCGGAAGAACGGAATCGGCACAGCCGCCTCACTTTCTCGCGCCTGCTCGTAGGCGATGGTCGGCGAGGCCATCACAAGCCAACGGAAGAACCATCAGCCTTCGCCCGAGAAGATCGTTCGGCTCAGTGACTATGAGGCCGTCTCGTTGCCGGATCAACAAGCGCGAGGTTAACGCGCGTGGGATGTCGCTTCCTAGGAACACTACATCTAGCGCACGTTTTTCGCTAAGTTGATGTTCTATCTTGGTTTTTAAGATACCCACAGTTTTTTAAGAACGCACTGCATAACGGCGTTCTCCGCATTGTTTGACGGAACATAACGGGAACAAAATCCGCTACATCTACACTATGCCAGCGTCGTTGTTCCGGTCCTGTTCGATATGGCGAACGGGCGCATACTCGGAGAGCATGACTCTGATGACCTATCGGAACGCGATCTCGAATCTCTAGCTTGGCGCAACGAACCCGCCTGCTCCTCCCCGGAAAGAGAACCTGTTTCCGTGGTGTTCAGATTCTTGAACCCTATGCGCTTCTCCCGCGGCCCCCGAGCGAGCCACTGCCTCCACTCGCGGTCTACGACGGTGATGCGGTTGGGGAGGTTCTTAGCGCCCTCCTGCCGGCGCTCCTCGATCTCGATCATGCCGAGGCGCCGGGCGAGCCGTAGCGCGTTCTGGACGGTCGTGCGGCCGACGCCTGCGCGGGCGGCGATGGCGTCGATGCAGAGCACGCACCGGCCGCGGTCGCGGCACTCGTCGCCCACGATCCGCAGCACGGCGCTCTCCGACACGGTGAAGCGCTGCGCGAGGGCAGGGGGCAGAGGGCCGGAGGCGGCGAGGCGGCGGCGGCGCTCAATGGCGACGGAGCGCTCGGGAGCACGTTGTGCTCGTCGGGGCGGGAAGAGGCTCGCCGGCCGCACCTTGCCCGTCACGGCCGTGCTGGACGCCTTGGCGACGGCTTGGCGCGCATGGATGAGCTCGGCGAGCCGGCCGGCGTCATCCTCGCTCACGGCGCCCGAGGAGAGCCCGGACCAAATGGCCCGGTTGAGCTCGACGAGCGAGCTCGGGGAGGCGACCGCAATGGCCGCCTCGATCTGGTCGAGGAACATGGTGTGCGTGCCCTGTTGAGGGCCGCATCGGCGCAAACGATCTCGTCGCCGGAATTGCCGTTCCGGCTTGACGGCGGAGGCCGTCCGTGAGAGCGTCACGCTGTTCAGGAGGCGTGAGCCCCACCGATTTCAGAAGCCTCAACCCTTGCCGGGGTTGGGGCTTCTCTCGTTTCGGACCTAGCGGCTCGTTGCTGGTGATCCTCTAAGGCGCGAGACGCGCCGACCGTTAACCGTGACCGTTGCTGCCGAGTCGGTCAACCCGACCGGCCTCCCGACAGGTAGCCGCCTGTCAACGGGAAGTCTTCTGGCGCGTTATGGCAGTGTATATGCACCGCACCATTTTTCTCGCACATGCGAGATGGCGTCAGTCCGTCAGCGCGTCCGGGATGGGCGTGGGCGTGATCCACGACACGAGCTCGCCGAGGCCAGCGTGCGAGACGATGCATAGGCCCAGGACCGGGTGCATCCCCACCGTCACGTCATAGCCGGTGCCGGCGAGCGCGTGCCGCGTGTGGATGGTGAGATCGGGCCAGAGCGCGGCGTGCTCGTCCATGTCGGGGTCGGTACACAGAACGGACCCAGATATACGCTAAGGTTTTGCCGTGCCTTCGACGGCGCGCATCTGGCGAAGCGGTCTGAGCGCGGTGGATGGCGCATCGGGATCGGTCCAGAGGTAATCGCCGGTGAGATTGATATGCTGCCAACCGAGCGGTGATAGGTGTTGCAGCAGGTCCGGCGGGACCGGCCGGCCGAGGTTGGCGAGATGCATCCGGGCGGCTTGCAGGTAGGTCGTGTTCCACAGGACGATGGCACCGGCGACGAGGTTCAGCGCGCTCGCCCGATGGCTTTGGGCTTGCAGCGCATGATCGCGGATACGGCCGATGCGATGGAAGAAGATGGCGCGTTTCAGGGCATTTTCCGCTTCTCCCTTGTTGAGTTCGCGGGTGGCGCGGCGACGCTGTTCGGGCTGCTCGATCCAGTCGAGCGTGAACAGGGTACGCTCGACGCGACCGATCTCGCGCAACGCCAGTGCCAGGCCGTTGGCGCGTGGATAGGAGCCGAGCCGTTCCAGCATGATCGAGGCGCTGACGACGCCTGTGCGGATCGAGGTTCCCAGTCGCAGCACGTCGTCCCAGTGTGCCTCGATCAGACCTTCGTCGATGCGGCCCGCGACCAGCGGCGCAATATCGGGGCCGGGTTCGATGCCGTTAAACAGGTGCAAACGGCGTGCGGCGATATTCGGGATACGCGGCGCGAACCGGAACCCAAGCAGATGACATAGCGCGAACACATGGTCGGAGACGCCCCCGCCATCGACGTGATGCTCTTCGATGTGCAGATCGGCGCCGTGGTGGAGCAGCCCGTCGAGCACCTGTGCCGCCTCGCTCGCCGAAGCGGAGATAACTGTGGAATGGAACGGCGCGTAGCGATCCGAGACGTGGCTGTAAAAGGAGACAGCCGGCTCTGTCCCCTTGTGCGGATTGACTGCGCCGGTTGCCTGGGCGCGGCGGTCGAGCGGAAAGTTCTGACCGTCTGAGCTGGACGAGGTGCCGGACCCGAACAGCGCGGCCAGCGGCGCGGTGTGTTGGGCGTCGACAAGCCGGGCGAGCGCGCGACCGTAGGTTTCCTCGCGCAGATGCCATGAGGCGAGCCAACCGAGTTGGCGCTGGGTCACGAGATTGCAGGCTTCCGCCATGCGCGTATGGCCCAGATTGGTGGCATCGGCGAGCACCGCCGTGAGGATCGCACGTGGTTCATCCGCGGCACGGCCACTTTGCAGATGCGTGAAGCACTGGCTGAACCCGGTCCATCGATCGACTTCGGCAAGAAGGTCGGTGATGCGGATCGCGGGCAGATGCGCATAGAGCGGCGCAAGGGCGGTATCGGATTCCTCGGGAGTAATCGCCTTCAAGGGCGAAATCCGCAGCCTGCCCAAGCTGAGCTGCACGTCTTCCAGCGCGTCCGTCTCCGCCTTTCGCTCGACCTCGGCCAATCGACGGGCGAGGCGGGCGCGTCGTTCGGCCAGCCAGATATCGGCCGTATCCGGTGCCGGTATCGGCAAGGGGCCGGCCGCGCGCATGTTGGCGAATACGGGGGCAGGAATGAGTTGCTGCTCGACAGCACGATAGCGTCGGCTTCCCTCGACCCACATGTCGCCGGCGCGAAGCCGGTCGCGAAGCTCGACCAGCACGCACAATTCATAGATCCTGCGATCGGGAATGCCGGTGCCGATCGCCCGACGCCAAGCTTGCCGGATGAAGCCGACTGGCGTGCCTGCAGGCAATTTGCGCAGATGACCAAAATGAAGGTCGCGCATGATCGCGACCGCTCGCGCGAGCGCATGGCAGGCTGGCACCGCCCCGAATGTGAACGAGGCGATGAACGAGGGACCGACCTGTCGGAGGACGGGGTAATTGGTCGCGGCGACCGCGACGGGATCGACCGAATCGGGGCGGATCAGCTTGCGGGCTTCATCGACCTCGCGGCCGAGATCATTCCATCCGATCGCTGCCTCGACCGCAGCGCCGATATCGCCACCTGATATCTTGGCGGCGAGCAAGGCAGCGCCGAGTTGGGCAAGCAGCCGGATTTTGCCGTTGATGGTGCGCCGGTTGCGCTTGAGTGTCGTGTCCGCGCTGTTCTGTTCGCGCCGGAACATCTGCCCAAGCAGGCGATCGAACATCAGCACCGCATCGTCGGTGAGGGTAACGATGGTTTCGAGGATGGTCGCCACCAATGTGGCGCGACGCCGCGTCGCTTGCAGCGTCCGAACATGTTGCGCGGTCAGCCGCACGCCTTCCTGGCACAGGCGTCGGAGGCGCTCGGGATGGACGCCTACGGCGATATCCGGATCGATCCCGATGGCCCGAAGCAGTGTCAGTCGCTCGATGATGGCGGCGAATGTCTTTCGGCCGGGCTTGCCGGGTGACTGCCGCACCCAGGCCAGATCGCTCAAGTTCGTGCCTGTGTGGGGCAGGAGAAGCGCATCGAGCAGCCGGCGCTGTCGAGCATCGAGTCCTCGGGTCAGATGCTCGGCGACATGGCGTTCGGCATCGAGCAACGCCTGTGCGACCATCCGCTCGACCGAACTGATGCCCGGCACAATGATGCGCCGTCGCCGGCACTCATCCAGCATCACGCGCGCCAGCCTAGCCCCGCTGGTCGTCGTCAGCGCGATCGGCAGGAGCCATTCCTGCAACGTCGTTCGCAGCGGCCGACTGAGCGGCATGAAGCCGAATGCATCGCGCAGTGCATCGAGCTGTTCGTACCGGGTCGGGCCGCGCGTCGCGTAGTCGGCCAGCACCTCGGGTCCGACCTGCAATTGCTCTGCGACGAACGCGAGCGGCGTATCAGGGATCAGTTCACCGGGTCGCAGGAAACGGCCAGGATAGCGCAGCGCGCAAAGCTGGATCGCGAAACCCAGCCGGTTATGCGGTCGCCTCCGGCGGACGATGATGGCCAAGTCGTCCCGGCTCAATGTCCAGTGCTGGACGAGCAGGGTTTCGTCGTCGGGAAGCGCGAGCAACGCCGCGCGTTGCTCGTCCGACAGGACGGCGCGACGCGGCATCGGCTTAGACCTTGGCCGGTGCGGTCCAGCCGATCCGGGCAAGCGTGCCGAGAAGGGTCGAACGCGGCACCTTGAAGGTCCGGCAGACGGACGCCTTGCTGGCCCCGCCATCCAGCGCGGCGGTGATCCGCTCGAGCGTTTCGGCGTCGATCATCGGCGGGCGGCCACCTTGGCGTCCCCGGCGTTTGGCAGCAGCCAGTCCCGCCATCACCCGTTCGCGCGTGAGCGCACGCTCATATTGTGCCAATGCACCGAACAGCGAGAACAGCAATTCGCCGTGCGGCGTGGTCGTATCCATCTGCTCGGTCAGCGACCGGAACGCGATGCCGCGCGCCTTCAGATCGGTGACGATCGTCAGCAGGTGCGGCAGCGAGCGTCCGAGCCGGTCGAGCTTCCACACGATCAGTGTGTCGCCCGCGTTCAGATAGTCGAGGCAGGCTTTCAGGCCTGGTCGGTCGTCGCGCGCGCCGGATGCCTTGTCGGTATGGAGATGCCGATGATCGACCCCGGTTGCGACGAGCGCGTCCCGCTGGAGATCGACCGTTTGGCGGTCATCGGTCGTTGACACCCGCATATATCCGACCAGCATGTACGACAAACCCTCGAAAGCATGTTTTCGAACACCCTATCAAAGCGACAGGGTTTGTCGATCGTTATGGGCTGAGGCGGGTATGGTTCGGCAAAAGCGCAGGTCCGGAGCGTCGCCTATCACCTGTTTGCCGTCACGCGTCTGCTGTCCGTATGGACGCAAGTAGAAGGCACGCTGATGCCGCAAGAAGCACCAGGTCCTTCAACAGGAACTGTCCGGTTCCGGCCGAAATCGCCGGGAACCCGCCAGCGGTCGGCTCGGCGACGCCAGGCGTGCTCAGGAAAAACGTCAGTGTCACGGCATAAGTCAGGCATGACATCGCCGCGCCGAGAGCGGAGGCCGTCTTGTTGAAAGCACCGATAATCAGCGCAGCGGCCGTCGCGAGCTCGACGGTGCCTATAAAATAGCTTCCACCCTGCACCCCAAAAACGGCCGGAATCCAGCTCATGATCGGACTGTTCTTCATCAATGGCGCGATGCCCATCGCTTCATAGCTCGTGAATTTCATGCAACCGAACCAGAGAAAGATGACCACCAGCGCCCAGCGCAGCAACGCGAGAGACCCGCGAGAGCCGGTCGTCTTTTCAGCTATGTGTAATGTCGAAAACATGGTGCCTCGCTTTCATCATGGCGCATGACCTGCCTTCATGCTTAGACAGGCGTGATATATGCGCTGCGCATACACTATGCGCCGTCAATGAATGAGGCAACCCTTTGAACGTACTCTCGGACCGGCTCGTCAATCTGTTCGGCGCCCTCGCAGTGGGCATCACCGATCGAATTAAGAAGGCGGCATTCGACCCGACGATACCCGGCGGTGGCGAAACCACCGCGGCGATCGTCGTCATCGGTCACGCGACCGGTCTTTCGATCGACGAATTAGGACGGGTGCTAGGCTTGTCCCACGCGGGGACGGTGCGGCTTGTCGATCGATTGGTTGCAGCCGGGTTCGCCGTTCGATCCAAAGCGCTACGGGACCGTCGTGCAGTAGCGCTGATGCTCACTGAGGCAGGCGAGACTCGCCTATCTGCGATCCTGCAACGAAGAAACGAGACTTTATCCGAAATCCTTAGCCATGTCTCGAATGCTGACCGCCTCGTGCTGGAACGTATTGCCGAGACAATACTTGCGCAGATGTCTGACGACGCTGTCTCGGCGCTGACGATATGCCGGCTCTGCGACGAGAGGCGATGCTACAACTGTCCGATGGATGCCTTTGGAATGCTGGAGTCGTCGACGCATAGAGTCGACCCATAAGTGCGCGCAGAGACGCTTAGCGTATATCTGTGCCCGTTCTATGTCCTGACCCCATGTCGAGGAGTTGGACGTGCGTGTGCGATGGCGTGTGCATGTGGGAGAGGTCCATATCGTTCAGCCCTTAGCGTCATTTTCTACTTACGTTTTCTGACGCTCGAACGTGCTATCTCACGAGAGCATGTTTCGACAAGTGAAATATTGCCGAGGTTGAAAGAAAATCATTAATGCTCAGTAACTTGAAGTCAGTGCTGACTTACCGGCGACCGATCACCTGGCGCTGTTCTTCGTGGATGTGCCGCCCCTCGGCGAGGAGCTCGGCGCTGGCCGCGTAGAGGCCGACGCGAGCGTCAGGGGGCAGGCCGGCGGCCTGGCGCAGGTCGCGGCGCGTGCGCTCCTTCCGCTTGAACGGATAGACCGCCCACCCGTCCGGGTCGTGCTGCGGGCGCAGGTCGGCCGGGGCGCTCCCCTGGCGCGTCCAGTTCCCGCCCGCCTTGGCGAGCGCGCCGAGGACCACGGCCGGGGCGTGCTTGTCCGTGAGAGCGATGCCGCCGTGAAGGTGCGGGCGCCCATCGTCGTCGGTCTCGATGGCGACCCACAGGGGCGGGGTCTCGCCGAGGGCGCGCTTGAGGCCGAGGGCGATCCGGCGGCGCATGTAGTCGAGGAGGCCGCGGTCGTTGTCGTTGCCGGCCTTGATGAGCTTCGGGTCGAAGTTGACGCTGAAGGCCATCGGCACGCCGAAGCGGTCCAGGGCGCGGTTCGTGGCGATGATGCGCGGGAGCTCCCCGGCGTTCTCCCACGAGGCGATCATGCGCCCCCGGCCGGTCGAGGTCTTCGTCGTCTCCGGCTCGTCGTTGTCGTTGGCGTTCTTCTTGGGGCTGGTAGGCGAGGAGGAGGTCGAGGAGGGGGAGTGTAGGTGCTCTACGACTTCCCCGGCGCGGCCCCGCGCGACGGCGCGCATGGTGCGGGCGTCTTCCCTCTGTCGAAGGCCGGAGCGAACCCGCTTCCGCCGAGTGCGAGCCGGGGCCTTTGTCACCACTTCCGTCACCACGACAGGGGGCGAGGAGCGGGAGCTCGACGCCGCCGGGGCCGGGGTGCTTGTCACCACATCCGTCACCGGGTCGGCCGGCACCGCGGCGTCCAGGCCGTCGAGGAGGGCGTCGAGCTCCGGGTCGTCGTTCGCGGGGTCGAGGGCGCGCAGTTCGGCGAGGAGCGCGCCGAAGCCGTAGGGGTCGCGCGAAAGCGCAGCAACACCGCAAGTATTGCTGAGCTCTACACGAGCAACTTCGTCATTTTTGTCGGTGTTGCGCAATATCAGCGCTTGCGCTTCGGGCGCCATGACACTAATCTATTCCCACTCGTCCACAAGCGAGCCTTCCTGAGTGTTGAAAAAGCCGCCCGTGGTGACTCTGGGGCGGCTTTTTCTTATTCGACGTTCGCCTCGGCGATGAGCTCGTGGGCGACCTTGCGCAACTGCGCGGCCAGGCCCTTCGCCACGATGGGCGCCATGGTGATCGTGACGGCCTTGTCGTCGGCGCGGCTGGTGCCGGTGAGCTTGACGGACGTGCCGCGCCGCTCGGTGCTCCAGGAGCCGAAGCGGTTGTAGCAGGCGGCGCGAGAGTCATCCTCAAGGGCAAGGTGCTTCGCGACGGCCTCGGCGTCGTCGCGGGCCATGGGCGGCATGTCGCCGTGGTCCGTCTTGATGATCGCGAACGGCCCCTGGTCCGCTTCGTCCGCGGCGTCGAGGTCGAGGAACAGGGCGATGGAGAGGCCGGAGGTCTCGGCGCCGATCTCGCCGGCCTCGACGGCCTGCCGAAGGAACGACGCGACCACCTCGACCATCGTCGTTGCGCGCGCGACGGCGAGCGCCTTCAACTGCGAGTAGATGGGGCCGGGGAGGCGGATATTCTGCGCCTGGATCATGATAGCGTCCTTTCTTAACTGATGCACTAGTGCATTAGTATGAAGGACGGAGCCGCCGGCTGCAAGCGCTGCCTTACGCGCGCGAGGCGATTTTCATTCGCATAATCGAGTGTATGGAACCGGAAACGGCCCATTATGGAACCTCCCGGAAGTCTTCGGGAGCATTCGTGCGGGCCGCGAGGGGCGCGCATGTAGAGGCGTAGTCAAACCCGCCCGCGCGGGGCCTCGCGGGCGCCGGGCTCTACGTGGAAATACTAGATGCCGGCGACGGCCGCGTTGGAGGTGCCGAGCACCACGTCGTCGCCGGCTCTCGGCCGTTTCGGGCCACAGCCGAGTGGGCCGCGCTCGCCGGTCTGGTCCTCCAGCGAACGTGCAATCTCAATAGCGATGAGGCGTAGGTATGCGGATGAGTGCGACACCCTGCCACACCGATAAGGTGCTGACTGTGTGACTCATGATTAACGCTTGGCGTGGAGCATCAGCGCTGGAACGAGGCGCGAGCGGCCAGCCGACCAAGACGAACCGCTCGCGTCCCGGACCTGGCAGGAGTGGAAAAGTCGGGAGTGGGTCCAAACCACTCCCGCACCCTGCTCTAGCTTAGACAACTTGCGCGCAAATGGTTAACGACAAGTAAATTTACCTGCCCTTGCATTGGCGCTGGTTAACGCAAAGTAAACACGTAGGCACTACTGATTAAGCATAGCTCCGGGCCTCATCTGGTCGCGGAGTTCCCTCACGACAAGGCTGCGGATCATACCCTCGGCCGCCTTCGCCGTCTGCGACGCCAGGTCGGCGTTCTGCGAGGGGTCGCCGCCCTGCGCGTTCATGTTGATGACGGGCGCGATCGTCACCACACGCGAGCCGGCCGCGGCGCCCGAGCCGCCGAGGGACGCGCGCGGGATCGAGGGCGCCCCGACAAGGCCGCCGTTCGCGTAGCCCCGGCGCAGCGCTTCGAGGTTCCCCACGCCGATGCGCTTCACCACGTTGGCCGGGATCACAAACTCGCCGCGGTGGACGATGCCGGCCGGCTCATACTTCCCACCCGCGCCCGTGTAGCCGCCCTCGGCGAAGCCGCCGAACAGCTTGGAGAGGCCGCCGAGGCCACCCGCGCCCATGCCGATGGAGGAGCCGCCCGACAGGCCGCCGAACAGCGAGGAGATCAAGTTCTCCGACAGCTTGTTGATGAGCACGTCGGCGATGCGCATGAGCTGGTTGCGCAGGGCGTCGGCCGCGCTCGCGCCCCGGAGCATGTCGCTGGCAAAGCCAGAAAGCGCGTTCGTCGCGAGGCCCTTGGTCTCGGCCAGGGTCGCGTTCAACTGCGCCGTGGCCGTGGCCGCCTTCCCCGCGTCGGACGACAGGTCGAAGCCGTAGCTCCGGGCCGTCGCGCGGGCGGCGTTCTCGCTCGACGTGCGGCCGAGGGCGGCGCGGGCCTCGGCCATGTCGATATCGAAGCGGGCCGACAACCCAGTCTGCGCCGCCTTCGCGCGGGCCTCGGCCAGGGCGAGCACTTCGTCGCGCTGCGCCTTCAGGGCCGGCGTGAGCTTGTCCGACGACGCCTTGATGAGGTCGGTCGCCGTGGCGAACTGCTTCCCGAGCTCCCCGCCCCGCTCGCGGTCGGCGGCAAGCTGCTCCTCGACGGACTTGAGCTTTTCCGCCTCGACGGCCGACTTGGCGTAAGCTTCGCTCTCGGCCCGGAGAGCGGTGATGCGCTCGGACTGCGCCCGGCCCGAGGAGCCGCCCCGCTGCGCCCGGCGCTCCGCATACGCCAGGATGTCGGCGACGGACGCGCCGCCGCGCTTGAACACCTCCGGGTTGGCCGCCGCGGCGTCGGGCAGGATCGAGGCCGCGTTCGCGCTCGGGTCGGCCTTGAGCATCTTGATCGCGCCGCCCGACCCGAGGAAGTGAGCCAGGTTGAGGTTCGCGCTCGACGCGTCGAAGCCGGCACGCTGAAGGGCGACGCCGTTCTCACGGGCATACGACTCAATGAGCCTGAGAGAGTATTCCCGGTTCGTGCGCAGGGCGAGGATGGCCTCGTCGGACATGCTCGCGGCCTGGTCGGCGAAGACCTTCTTGAACAGGCTGAGCCAGGTCCCGGAGATGAACTGCCCCAGGCCGGTCGCCGAGGAGCGGGAGTTCTTCGCGTTCGTGTTGCCGCCCGACTCCGCTGCGACGACACCGGCCGCATAGTCGGACGGGAGGTTGAGCGAGCTCTGAGCGCGCTCCTCGGCCTCGACCTTGTAGGTGCGAACCTCGGCCGCGCGCGTGGCCTCGATGGTCGCGATCCGCGCGGCCGTCGTCGCGGCGTCGCCGGAGAGCCGGGCAAGCCTGATCTGCTCCTCGAACTTTTCGTTGATGGCCGCGAGGCCCTTCCGGTAGGCGTCGAGGCCCGCGGTCGCGTTGGCGAAGTTGGCCGCCCGGAGAGCCTGCGCCGCGGCCTGGCCGCCCGTGCGGTATTCTTCCTTCAGGGCCGCGACGCGCTTCCCGAGCTCCTCATAGGTCGTCTTCGCCTTGTCGGCGTCTTCGAGCTTCGCGACGGCGCCGGGATCGGCCAGCACCTTCCCGAGGGCGGTGTAGCGCTCCTCAAGGATGCTGATGGCCTCGGCCTCCTCGTTGAAGGCGCGCGTGATCTCGCCCGCGAGCTTCGAGGCGTCGTTCGTGCGCGCATCCTCGGCCGCGGCCTGGCGGCGCCGCTCCTCGGCGACGATCAAATCCTCGGTCGCCTTGATCTGCTCCTCGAGGAGCTTCAGGTCGGCCTTGAGGACGGCCCCGGCGGCTTCCGGCGAGGTGCCGTCCAACTGCGGGAGCGGCTTCAGGCCGCCATCGTCGAGAGCGTCACGCCCGACCTTCAGGCCGCCGTTACCGAACACCTGCACCGGGGCGGTGCGGCGTGCTTCGAGCTCGGCCCGCTGCGCCCGAAGCTGCTCAAGCCGGTCCTGCGGGCTCGGGCCGGTCACTACCTTGTCGATGGCGCGGCCGACGCTGACGGCTGCGGAGTCCGCGCCGTCCTTCACGGCGCCCCACGCCTTCGCCCAAATGCTCGTCGCCTCGGCCGCCTTCAAAAGCTGCGGGCGCACGGCCTCGACGAGCACGTTGATGGCCTTCTGCCGCTCGCCCTGCGCGACGAGGCTCTTGATATACTGGCGCGTCCGGTCGTCGAGCATCCCGAGGCGCCCGTCGAGCTTGTCGGCGCCCGCGGCCAGGTCGCCGCCGAAGATGGCCGCGAGTTCCTTCCCGGCCTCGGTCATGTCGGTCCCGAACAGCTTGGCGTAGCCCTTCGCGAGCGATCCCACGTCGGCCAGGTTGTCGGCCGTCACCTTGCCCGTGGCCGCGAGCGACACGGCGATGTCGCGGGCCGAGGCATTGGAGATCCCCGACGCCTTGGCGATCTCCTCGCCCATGCCGGCGATCTGGTCCGCGGTGATGCCAGAGGCGCGGCCGATGCCGGTGAGCGCGAGCTCGGTCGCCAGGCGCTCGTCGGTGTAGCGGCTGAAGGCGTAGGCCGCGGCGACGCCGAACGCGACGACGGCGCCGGTCGCTGCGACCGTGGGCGTGATGAGCCCCTTCAGCCCGTTCCCGACACCGCCGAGGAGCCCGAGCACGCCATCCTCGCCGATGGCGCTCGCCACCTGCCCGGCCTGCTGCGTGAGCACAGTCAACGGCGACTGCCCGGCCGAGAGAGAGCCGAAGGCGTCCGTGGCCGCGGCCTTCAGGATGACGAACTGCTGCGTGGTGAGCTTGGCGCCCTTTTCGAGGTCGGACGTGTCGAGGGTCGGCCCCTTCACCGTCCGACCGCTCCGGGCGAACTGCTCCTCGACCGTCTTTGCGGTGCGCTTGCTCCGCTCCTCGATGGAGCCGAAGTTCTCGTTGGCCGCCCGCGCCGCCCGCTTCATGTTGCGCTCGAAGTCGTTCATCCGCGCTTCGAGAAGAACAACAAGCTGTTCCGTATCGCCCGACGAGCTTTCCGCTGCCTTTGCCATCTATAACCCCTTACCAAATCTCAAGCCCGTGCGGGCGTGCTTCTTCGTTCGCGTAGATTGATCGGCTTGAGCCGCCGAGTGAGGCGCGCTGCACTGCCATCCAGCAAGCAAAGGCCGCGTCGATGCGGTCCGTTGACTTGCCCTTGTGCATGGTGCGCAGGCCGCTGAAGCCGGTGAACGTGGCGACGTTGCCCATGCACCACCGGAGAGCCGGGTTGCCGCCGTGCCGGAGCTTCCGGCCGACGATGGCGCGTTCCAGGGTGTTGAGGCCGGCGGCCTGAGACTTCGGGTCGAGCGGGAGCTCGATGACAGGGAGCCCTTCCTCGACGAGCGGCGCCATGACAGGCTGAGCAAGCGCCCGGTCGAACCCGATCTCCTGCACATCGAAGGTCGCGACGAGCTCGCGGATGTGCTCGATGACGGCCTGGTAATCGACGACGTTGCCATCCGTTGCCGTCATGTGGCCGGATGCGACCCACGCCGGATACGGGGCGCCGTCGCGGTCGGCCCGCGCGCGCACGTTGTCGCCGGGGCAAAAGACGTGCGGCAGCACCGTGAACCCGCCGTCATCGTCGGGGAAGGCCGCGACGACGGCCGTGAGGTCCGTCGTGGTGCTCATATCGACGCCGAGGTAGCAGGGCGCACGGTCGCGCTTCAGGCGCTCAATGCGCGCCTCCCACGCCTCGGGCTCCTCGGCGCTCTCGTCATACACGGCCATATCGACGAAGCTCGACGTGCTCTTGTCGAGCCACACGTTGAGATTGAACTGTTGAAACGCATCACGGTCGGACGGCGAGTGCTCGGCCTTACGTGCCTTGTCCCGGAGGCCGGCGAGATCGGGGTAGCCGTGCGCCATCCCCGGATTGACCGCGTGCCAAAGCTCCTCGCGGCGCCAGTCGTCGTTCTTGTCGGCCATGAAGATCACCGGGAGCGTCGCCTCGTCGATGATCTCCCCGCGCTGCACCTTCAGGGCATATTCGACCTGTTCCCAGGCGATGTTGTCCTGCCCCCGGCCGGAGGTGGACGCGATCACGGTGAGGATGCCGGGCGTCTTGACCGTCGCGGAGTCCAGGGCCTCCCACAGGTCGCGGCCGGCGTGCCCCTTCCAGACGTGGATTTTCGTCGGCGATCACCACTGAGGGCGTCTTGCCGTGCGCAATGCCCCCGTCCGCGCTGATCGCGCGGTAGGTCGTGGACATGCGGGGGAACTCGATGGCCGAGGCGTGCTTCCGAACCCGGATGTGCTTCGCCATGCGCGGATCGTGCTGCACGATGAGCGCGGCCTCGCCGAACACCTCGCGGGCCTGCTCAAGCGCCGCCGCGGCCGACAGGATCAACCCGCCCGGCATCCGCTCGGGACCTGCCAGGTGCAACAGGGTGATCGCGGCGCACAGGCTCGTCTTCCGGTTGCCGCGCGGCAAGAGGAGCACGAGCCGGCGCACCTTGCGGGTGCCGTCCGGGTGCCGCGGCCCGTAGAGCCGCCGGATAATCCGCTGCTGCCACTCGTCGAGCGTGAAGGCGTGCCCGCGGGCCGGGTTCTTCGGGTGCTTGAGGCGGAGGAGCCAATCGACGGCACGCTGGCCGTCGCCGAACGTGTCTTCGATATCCGATCCGTCCGTGATGAAGGCGGGGGCGGTCGCCATGGTCAGGCCAAAAGGTCGTCTTCCCCGTCGTCGCGGATCGCGGCGCGGGAGCGACTGACGCTGGTCATGCCGAGCTCGGCGGCGTGCCGGAGCACCTGCGCCATGGCCTTGTCGCGAATATCGACGAGCGGGTGCTTCTTCGTGAGGCCGTTGGCCTGGTAGGTGTAGGCGGTCCCGAGCTCCCGAGAGGCAACGGCAACCTGCTCCACGGCCAGGCAGTAGGACGTGAAGGCGGCCAGGTCGGCGAGATCGAGCGTGCGGCGCTCGTTCATCAGCACCGGGAGCATCCGCTTCCACTCGGCCTTTGCCTCGCGCCCGAACCATGCCGGAGTGCGCGGCAGAGAGGTGGGCGGGGCGCTCGCGGTCACGAGGCCGACAGGCTTGCGACCCTTCACGGCCCAGTCCTCTGCGTCTTCGTGCGCAGGCTCAGACCCTCGCGGCGCCCGAGCTCGGACACCTCGACGAGATCGAGATGCTCGCCCTCGAACACGATGCGGTCGGCCGTGGTGATGCCGGCGACGTAGCGGGTGCGGAACAGCGCGGCGCCCTCCTCGGCCTGGCCGTAGGCGCGGACGAACTCGCGGGTGCCGTTCTCGATGCGCTGCGCGGCGAGCGTCGCGACGGGCGCCCACGTCTCCACCTCGGCGCGGAACTCGTCGAGGGTGCGCGTCAGGCGCTCGATGGTGATGGTGCGGTCGAGCTTCCGGGCGTCGATCACGGCCGGGTCTCCTCGACAAGCGCCTCGATGGTGACGACGGCGTGCGCGGTCTGCCCGTCCGGGTCGCGCAGGTAGCGGGTGCCGGCGTGCTTCAGGTCGAGGAGCCGGCCCTCGTCGAGAACTAGATCGTCGCCGTGCAAGGCGGCCCGGATCGCGCCCGCGATGGCCTTGGTCGAGGTGAAGCTCGGCGAGCGATCCCAGACGTGGAGGTCTACGAACACGGTGACGTGCCGGCGCTCGAACGTGAGGTCGGCGGCGACTTCCTGCCCGTCGCCGAGGATGACGCTCGGGAAGCGCGCAGGGCGCCCGTGGGCGTCCACGATGTTCGCGGGCGGCACGAGGTCGGTCACGGCCGGGAAGCCTGCCAGGCGGGCGCCCATGGCCTTCTGAAGGGCGAGAGCGCTCACGACTGCCAGCCCTCGCGGACGGCCTTGCGCAGGGCGCGCTTAGTGCGGTTCACCATGCGCTTCCGCAGGAGCCGATACGCCGGCCAGAAAAACGGCTGAGCCGGGGCGTCCGTGGTGCCGTATTCCTGAAGGTGGGCGTAGCGGACTTCCGCGTTGCCGGCCGTGATGGCGACGGCGCCCACGGGCACCATGTGCGAGCCGCCCGGCTGTGAGTAAGGCGGGGTCGCCTGGCCGCCCGGCGTCACGGTGATCGAGCGTTCGAGCGCGCCCGTCTCCTCGGGCGCCAAGCGCCGCATGGTGCCGACGAGCTCGTTGCCCGACTTCTCAAGGGCCGGTGCGACGGCCTCGCGGACGCGCTCCGGGATGGCTTCGAGCTTTTTCGTGAGCCGAGAAAGCTGTGCTGAGCGGGCCATTAGAACGCCCACTCGCGATACGGGATGAGGAGGAGGCTGAGGTCGGCCGGCGTGCCGTCGAACAGCCACGCCGTTGCCTGCAACACGGCCTCACGGATCGGGGCCGGCACCTGGCCGTCAACCGCGAGCGGGGCGCCGATGTAGGCGGCGACGTGCGCCTCGGCCGCGGCGAGCTTCTGAGTGAGAAGCGCGTCGTTGCCGTTGTCCGTGATGCGGAGATGGGCCTTCACCTCCTCGATAGTTACCTTCGACATATGCTTACGCTCGTCATTTCTTG